GCAGATCGTAACGCACCAGCAAGTTTTACCTTTGAAGAATGGAGAGTTGAGTTCAATGAACTGGCAACAGATGTCGGTGATATTGGAAACCTTCCAGCAACTATCAATGGTAATGCAGTCACAGATATTGTAGAGGCAGTTCAACAGTTAGAAAGCGCAATTTCAACTGTCCTCTTCCCTAATGTGATTGATTTTGATGATTCGACAGGTGTATCCAGTGAAAGAATTAAACTGGGCACAGATGACGATATGCAAATTTTTCATGATGGATCAAATTCAAAACTAACCCATGATGGTTCTGGTGACTTACAAATTGACTCTACATCTGATGTAACAATTGATGCAGTAACAGGTGTTAATCTTCAGTTTAATGGCTCAACAAAATTGGATACAATTAATACGGGCATTAATGTCACAGGTGATGTCCAACTTGATGGTGATATCACAGACGGTTCAACAGTTTTGTCTGTTGGAAACACAAGTGGAACAATTGCAACACAAGGTTTCTCTGTGGCAATGGGTATTGCACTTGGATAATCATTATAAATAAAGGTATAAACAAAGGAAAAAATCAGAATGGCAAACAATTTTAAAAATTCATTCGCAACAAGTGTTAGCACTTCTAGTGGGTCTCCTACTACAGTCTACACTGCGAACAATGGTTCTGCCGTCAACTCAATTCTGATTGAACTTGATGTTTCAAACACAGGTTCATCTGCGGTTCAAGTGACTGTTATGATTTATGACAGTTCAGCAACCACAGAATATCACATTGTAAAAAATGCTCCTGTCCCTTCTGGCGGCGCATTGAAAGTGGTATCTGGTCAGAAAGTCGTGTTGAACGGTGACGATGAAGTTCGTGTATATGCAACTGCCGCTACAGTTGATGTAATATGTTCAATTCTAGAAGATGTATCGTAAGGGGTAGAATATAATGTCTGACGCATATATCGGTGTTCCATTTATAAACCAAGTCTCTACTACATTTCCTAAAGAGGATTTCAGTGGTAGTGCATTTGGTTCTGTTACTGGCGCTCACGGAACGTATTCAAATGCGATTGAGTTGAGTATTGACGTTCCAGGCAGCGAAGCAGGTAATATTGAAGTTCTTTACGACAATGTTCGTCAAGAGCCCGATGTTGCATATTCAGTTCATGAAGACAGTTCTAACCGTCCAAGAATTCTAAACTTTTCAGAATCGGTTTCATCTACCGCTTCTATCTATGTAATTCATAAGGGTATCGGCCCTTACAACATGACTCCTCCAAACAATTCGATTGGTGCGACTCAGTTGACAGAACAGATGAAAACCTTCACCACAGATACTTTTACTGGTGATGGTTCAACAACAGATTTTACAGTATCAGAAACTCCAGCAAATGTCAATACTTTGTTGGTGATTGTTGATGGTATTGTTCAGAAGGCAACGACTAACTATACTCTTGCCTCAACAACTCTTTCCTTCACTTCTGCACCAGACGCTAGTGCAGAGATTGAAGTAAAACATTTAGGTGTTCGTGGTATTGTTCGTAGAGGCCCAGATTGGAATGTTGATAATTTCACTGGTGATGGTTCTACGACTACTTTCACATTAACGACTGCTGGTGTTAATACCAACAGTGCATGGGTATTCTATAATGGTGTGATGATGAAACCAACTACGGACTATACAGTAAACACATCCACAGGTGTTGTAACATTTACATTCGCACCATCTAGTGGACTAGAAATTATGGTGAGGTATCAGAACTAATGGCAAGTAAAGGTAAACAACTCTCAGAACTATTAGATGCAAACGGTGATGTTCTTCAAGTAAACTTGGATAATATCGTTGTTAATGCAACATCTGTTTCTGATACAGACAACACATCAACTGGACAATTTACACTTCCTGCTGGAACCACGGCACAACGTCCAGCATCATCATTCACTGGTGCTCAAAGATTCAATACTACTTTGAATGTCATGGAATATTACAATGGAACAGTTTGGTTAAAGATTGCAGCAGAAGAAGCAACTCTAGATTCTGTTTCTGGCACAATTTATGCTGGACTTGGAACAACTCTAACACTTACTGGTTCTGGTTTCCTCACTGACACTCTAACTGTAAACTTTACTCAATCATCTGATGGAATTGATGAAGATGTGGTTGTTACTGCATCTAGTAATACTAGTGCTACTGTTACAGTTCCTAGTGCAGTTTATAATAATGTCACTGCCGGAAACGCAGTTACAATTACTGTTACTAATGCAGACTCTACAACATCTACTGGTGTTAATACAACTGCTGTTGCATTACCTTCTGGCGGAACAATCACAACCTCTGGTAATTATAGAATTCATACATTTACATCTTCTGGAAGTTTTGTAAATACATTTCCAAGTCTAAGTGCAGATTTTCTTGTAATCGCTGGTGGCGGTGGAGGCGGTTCTGGACAAGGCGGCGGCGGTGGTGCTGGTGGATATAGAACATCTGCTGGAACTTCTGGTAGAAATTCTTCAGCAGAAAGTGCATTATCACTATCAGTAGCAACCTATACTGTTACAGTTGGTGGCGGCGGCCTTGGTAGACAAGCTGGGGATGGTGATGGTGTTCAAGGCACTGATTCAGAGATTTCTGGTTCTGGAATAACAACAATTACATCAATTGGTGGTGGACATGGAACTGGTTACAGAAGAGTTGGTTCTCCAGCTGGACACAATGGTGGTTCTGGTGGAGGCGGTAATGGAGATAACTCCAACCCAGGCGGTTCTGGAACTGCCGGTCAAGGATTTGATGGTGGTAATGGTGGAAGCACCTCTGGAGGCGGTGGTGGCGCTGCTGCAAACGGCAATAATGCTTCTGGTTCTACCAGTGGCCAGGCTGGACACGGAGGCAGTGGACTTGCATCTTCTATCACAGGCGGAACAATAACTCGTGCCGGCGGCGGTGGCGGGGGTGTTGCAGCAGGCGGAAGTGCTATCAGAAATACTCGTGTCGGTGCCAATGCAACAGCAAATACTGGTTCTGGTGGTGGTGGTAATGATGGTGGTGACCTTGCCGGTAACGGTGGTTCTGGATTCGTTGTCATCCGATATGATGTTACAACGGTTTAAGGAGAATAGATAATGGCACATTACGCAAAAGTAGTTCAAGGAATTGTAAAAAAAGTTATTGTTGCAGAACAAGATTTTATTGATAACATGGTAGATAACGAGCCAGGCAAATGGATTCAGACTTCTTATAATACGTCTGGTGGTGTTCATTATAATGATGATGGAACACCTTCTGATGACCAATCACAGGCATTAAGAAAAAACTTTGCTGGAGTGGGTGGATATTATGATGTAGTTGCCGATGCATTTTATGCTCAAAAACCATACGCATCTTGGACATTGAATACTGATACTTATTATTGGGAATGTCCTGTTGCATATCCAGAAGGTGATGGTTCATATTATTGGGATGAAGATAATCAGTCTTGGGATGCAGTAACCGAATAAATAGATATGAAAGAAATTAAAGGTAGAAACTAAATGGCATATATTGGAGCAGAACCGTCCTACGGTGTATTTGAAAGACAGGTGATTACTGGTGATGGTTCAACCACACAGTATGCACTTGACCATACAGTTGCGTCACCAACTCAACTGTTGGTGGTATTGGGTGGTATTGTTCAAGAGCCTGAGTATTCTTACTCGACTTCAACAACTGGTGGTGTATCATACATCAACTTCTCAGAAGCACCAGATGCTGCTGATAGAGGTTCTATTGTTTACATGGGTAGGCAGTTACTTACTGCAACACCAACATCATCTGAAACACACATTGATGAGTTTAATGGTGATGGTTCTACAGTTGCCTTTACCTTAACAAGAGTTCCTGTTGCAAACACTGCTGAGAACTTCATGGTATTTGTTGATAATGTTTACCAGAGAAACGGTGCATCTTATGCTTATACAGTTGCTGGTTCAACATTGACATTTACTGCTGCTCCTTCAAGTGGAACAAATAATATTCAAGTCATTCAATTGAATGGAGTGAACACACTAAATACTGTTGCAGATGGAAGTATTACAACTGCAAAAATTCAAAATTCTGCGGTGACAAGAACGAAACTAGACTTTGACCCAGAAGACGATGCAACTGCACTTGCGATTGCTTTAGGATAACATAGGAAAATAAAATGGCGAACACTTTCAAAAATGCGGCCCTTGCTAATGTAAATGATAGTGCATATGACACTCTTTACACTGCACCGGCTTCAACACAGGTAGTTGTTCTTGGACTTGCCATCGCTAATAAATCAAGTAGTGCGGTGACAGTCAAAGTTCAGTTCGGTGACACATCGGCA